CGGCCAGGGTGCCGATGTATTCGTTGCGCAGCGCTACGGGCACAGAGCGGGGCGGCTGGACCAGCATGTCGAGGAGCTGCAGCTTGCGCTTCTCCTGAGTCTGGAGCTGCATCGTATCGCCCAGCGCGTCCATCGCAGGGCTAATGCCCCAGGTGTCTTCGCCGACGACCTGCCAGCGAGGAGCCATGCAGACGAACTCATGAGTGCCCTTGAGGCTGAGCAGCTTCTCGCTGTTGCAGCCACGCTCGTAGTAGACGCTGCGGTAGGGCAGGAAGCGCGAGTCGAGCTTGTCAGGATCGTGGTCAGGGTTCTCTTCGATGGCGTGGGTCACGTCCACGTTCTTGTCGAACTGCTTCTGCTTCCACATGTCCTGGACCTTGGAGCTGCAGGCCTCCAGGCCGAACTGCCGCACGAGCTGCTCCACGGTCATCTGGAACCTGCGGAAGCAGCCGTTCACGTTGCCACGGTAGCTGACGCTGAGCGTGTAGCTGCCGATGGGGAAGTAGTAGCAGCGGATCACGTCCTCGTCATCTTCCATCAGCGCGAAGCAGGCAGTGCCGAAGCAGCCCAGGTCTTCGTAGACCAGAGGCAGCGTGGTGTAGAGGTTGCTCTTCAGGAAGGTCTCGATCATCAGGTTCTTCACCTGATCGAGCCACACCTTCACAGACTGCTTCTTGTTCAGCTTGTCGTCGCTCGTCTTGAGGATGAACCACGGGCGAGAAGGCGAGGTCACACCACTCATCATGCCGGAGCGCAGGGTGCGCAGCGACAGGGTGGCGGTGTTGTTGAAGATCGAGCTGTTGCGCTTGCCACCGGTCTGGTTCTTGTCGGTGGTGAAGAACCTCGTGCTGCGCGGCAGCATGAACTTGCTCAGCAACTGCCAGTGCGGCACGAAGGACGACCGGTCGGTGATGAGTGCTGTGTCGCGCCGGTTCAGATACTGGTAGAGGGTCTCACCAGTGACCTTGTCGTAGGGCATCGGGACACCGCCCGTGGGAGTGGTGGGCTTGGCCATCAGGCACCCAGCATCGTCTTCAGCGGATTCGCTGAGCTAGGTGCCACGCCAGTGCCGCCCGTGAGCACGGTGGAGTTGAAGCCACCAGCGGCAGCTCGACGCTTGCGGTCAGCATCACGCGCAGCGGTCACCGCAGCGTCCTGATCAGCAACAGGCGGCAGCGGCTTGGGGGTTGGGACCGAACCTCCGAAACACATCTCAGACCTCCAGTGGGTTGTAGTCGAGCGTCCTGCGAGTCTTGGGGCTCTGCTGGCGCATGTGGGCGAGAGTGCCCGCTCGCGGGCGTGGTGCTACGGGGAACGCGAAGGTGAGCATGCAGGCATCGGCGCGGTCAGGGCTGCGTCCGATCTCCTCCTTGATGTCGTCCTTCTCACAGATGCGGAACTTGTCGCCCTGGAAGGTGTAGGTGATCGCGCACAGCTCCTCCTTGAGGAACGGGTCACGAGGCAGCGAACCACCGTTCTTCACCCAGTTGGCCAGCAGGAACGCCATCTCCGAGCGCTTGTTGAAGTAGCGTGGGTCTGTGGCCTTGCCGCTGAAGTAGACCTCGATGCAGTCACGCCCCAAGCTGCGCAGCTTGTCGATCACACCGACACCGTAGCCACCACTCGCGTCGATGAAGTTCGCGTCCACACCCTCCCAGGTGTCCTCAGCCGCTGCGACCTTCGCAGCCACGAGCTGGGTGTCGGGGATGTGCATGGGCTCCAAGGGGAACATCACCAAGCCCTGCCGCCTTGCGATCACGCTGTCGTCGCCACCCTGCCGTGCTACATCGACGCCGAGCAGCTTCGCCGCATGTGTGATCTCTCGCTCGGTGTAGACACGCTGCATCGCAGCTTCGACCTCCTCATCGCTGAGGAGTGCGTTCACGTCTGCTGAGGGGAACTGCCCCAGCACACGGACCTTCACGAAATCGGAGTCGATGCCGTAGTCATCGATCCAGGCCTGCAACTGCTTCTTGTTCGTCATGCGAGCCGTGCGGCTGTCTACGTGGTGCCGGGTCCAACGTGCGCGGAACCTGCCGAAGCAGTCTTTGAAGCGGCCACGCGCACGGGTTGGGTTACCGAAGGCGAACCACAGGATCTGCGTGTCTTCGTCGGTGAGCGCACCCTCAGCCACTTCCCAAATCTTGTCGGGGATGGCCGAGGCCTCATCGAAGATCAGCAGCACACGCTTGCCCTTGTTGTGCAGACCTGCGAAGGCTTCGCTGTTCTTCTCGCTCCAGGGCACCATGTCCACGCGCCACGTCTTCTCGTGCCCGTCCACGTTGCTGATCAGCGCTGTGGCCTCCAGGGAGAACCAGTGGCTGTTGAGGGAGAGGCGGTGCCACTTGGCCAGCTCAGCCCAGGTCTTCGTCTTGAGCTGCGACTCTGTGTTCGCGGTGACCACGCCCTTCGTGTCCACCATCGTGCTCATGGACCAGAGGATCACCCACGCCACGAGTGCGGACTTCCCGATGCCGTGGCCTGATGCGACGGCCTCCTGCACTGCGCGGTCTGCGGTCTTCAGTCCGTCGCGCACTTCGCACAGCAGCTTGGTTTGCCATTCGTCTGGTCCCTCGAACTCCTCAAGCTCCTTGCCCTTCTCGCCCCATGGGAAGAAGGCCAACACGAACTTGTATGGATCGTTCTTGCAGCGAACAGCGAGGTCCGCGATGCGGGCGTCTTCTTCAGGGACCACCACGCGCTTGGCCATCACTCAGCCTGCTTCGCTCGTTGCTCTGCGGCATGCAGAGCGTCAACGACGGAGTCCACCTTCACGCTCACGTTGTCGTGCAGCATGCCCAGGTGGCGAGCAGACAGCGTGAGCATGCTGTCCTTGCTCCACAGCTTCACCTTCTTCAGGTAGCCGCTGAACACCTTGCGACGGTTGGGACCTTCGCCCTCCCACTCGAAGATCTCCACGACCTCGAAGCTCGCAATGGCTCTGCGCAGATCCTCGGGGATCTCAGCGATGGGGAGCAGCGCACCCTGCGCGTCGAACATGTTCTTCGGGTCCAGGTATGCGATGCGCTCCACTTCGCGCAGCACGTTGGACACAGTGGTCTTGTTCTCCTCTACGATGCTCTCCACGACTCTGTCGGTGCTCAGCTTAATGTATGTTGCAACTTCAACATCCGTCAGCAGCCGTGGACCTGAGCTGTGCGCAGTTCTCGGAGAGTAGCCAGCACGGATAGCAGCCTGCGTAGCGTTGCGGTCCTTGAGAAACTCGGCAGCGAACACGAGCTTCTTCGGCAGCGGCTTCGGTGGCTTGGCTTTCGACACGTCGAGGTCTCCAAACCCAAGTCTAGGCCAAAAATATGTGTAAACACCCATTGTCAGCTAGTCACAGCCGCTCAGAGGGGCGCGAATCCGCACCAGCACTGGCTCAGAACTATTTTTGTCACAGCTTGTCACGGCACATGATGGGAGAGCTGTGACGCCGCCGATCCGCCAATGGCTTAGCTCTAGGTCACATCTGTCACAGTGTCACAGTCTTTTCTTTAAAACTAAGATGAGAAGATAAATATAACTAATAGAGAATAAATACACTGTTACCCTCCTTTCTATAATGGTTTTACCGGCTGTGACTGTGACACTGTGACAGAACTCCGCAAACTCAAGCTGGTAGCGGATTCGCGTCGTCACAGCTTGTAATTTTGGGTGTGACCTGTCACACACTTGCTGTGACCAGTTTAGAGCGCGGTTGTGCTGCTAAATTACTTGCCTCGCACTCGAAACAGTCTGAGTATGGAGATCCCTTTTGATGGAGGTTTTCATGGCTCGTCCACCCCACCTTTTTTCCGTGTCCAGGGAGGAGGCAGACGGCACCCTTCGTGAAGTTGGCTATGTCCTGGGTGCCTTGGGCCTGTCCGAAGCCATCGGCAGGTCGCTCCACTACACCAAGCTGCTGCTGCGCACAGGCCTCCCACTGCGTGTGAAGCGGGGCGATGACCGACTCATCGTGTCTCGTGTGAGTGATGAGGTGCTCAATGGCAAGTAGCACCTCAGCCAAGCTCGCGCTCGACAAACTCTCCGACAGTGGACTCACGCTGGAGGACTTCAAGGCCCTGCACATGGACGTGCTCGATGGGGCAGAGACCGCAGCCATCGGCATCACGAAGCATGCGCACCCCACGCTCGTCATCAACTACATGGACCCGTGGCACCCAGGCAAGCCGCTCAGCCCCTACCCCAAGCATCCTCCCTTCCGTCGCTATCGGTTCCTTGGTGACCCGCTACCCAAGGACGTGAAGGGTAAACCCATACGCTACATTCAGCCACCGAAGTCGGGTTGTTGTGCCTACTTCCCCACCACCGTGGATTGGGTGGAGGTTAAGGACGACCACGAATTCGACCTGTGCATCACCGAGGGTGAGATCAAGG